TCCGACAGGTGCGACAGGTCCACAGGGACCACAAGGTCCACAAGGAGATACAGGAGCTACAGGTCCTCAAGGTGATGAAGGTCCAACAGGTCCTACAGGTCCACAAGGCCCACAAGGAGATACAGGTCCAACTGGCCCACAAGGTCCAGAAGGTGACCAAGGTAATACAGGTGCTACTGGCCCTCAAGGCCCAACTGGTCCTCAAGGTTCAACAGGACCCCAAGGTCCCCAAGGTAATGCAGGAGCAGATGGCGCAGATGGAGCGCAAGGTAATACAGGTTCTCAAGGACCAACTGGTAATACAGGTGCAACAGGTTCTACTGGCCCTCAAGGTCCCCAAGGTCCTACAGGTCCTCAAGGTGACGATGGCCCTGCTGGTCCCACTGGTCCACAAGGTTCTACTGGTCCTCAAGGCAATACAGGTAACACTGGTTCTCAAGGTTCCCAAGGCCCTTCTGGTAATACAGGACCACAAGGTGCAACAGGTCCTCAAGGTCCTTCAGGTTCTCCTTGGGGTGGTGGTACTTTCACTGGTGACATTACCATTGGTCATAACAAGAACATCAACTTAGGTGGCACAGCAAGTAATAACGGAACTATAATTTATCGTAATGGTTCTTTTACTAATTTCGATTATCATAGTACCCAAGGTGGTATTGCCTTCAGAGATGGTGGCAATAATAAGGTAATAAGTGCGGAGACGCATAACAATCCTTATGGGTACGTTACTGCTGCTCATTTGTACTATGGTTCTGGTAGTTCAGGCGGTTCTAGTCATGTCGTGAGATTGAACACATCCTATGATGGGATACTCGTTAATGGTAGAATTAAACATTACATTAACTCCTCTCCTTCAGAAGTCTATTCAGCACTGAACCCACCCCCTGCTGCAAGTAATATATTCTTCGTAGACGTATATAGTAATGGCTCTACAAGTTCTCGTGATACTGCACGAAACTGGGCAACTGCTACTATCAGTCCTCCTAACAACTCACTCATTGTTGTTCGTTGGCATTACTATGCTTCTTATTGGTCTGGTAATGGTACGAGCTATCACAACCGAGCTGAGACAACTACTTGGATTAAGACTTCATCAGGCTACTACAAAGCAGGAGGCTTTTAATGAGTAATTTCCATACTTTTGAAAAGGTAGATACACTAGGCTCTCAAGCTGGTAAGTGGACTTTTATCTTTAACAAACTGACAGGTGCTTTAATTTCTTCAATGGCTAGTGCTTCGGCTCTTAACCCAGAAGAGAATGAAGATGGTTCGATTACTAACCCAGACGTAATTGAAATCGAAGACATCGTTGATACAACTTACGCTGTCTATAAAGTAGTTGAAGACTTCGATCCTAATACTCAAATGTGGGTAGGGGATTATGAGACAGGTGGCATTATAAATATCGAGGAAGCTCCTCGTAAGATATTAGAAACTGGTCTTGATGCTTCTGCTGGTCAACAAATTCGACAGAAGCACGAGTATTATCATCAACTTAACACTATCAGTAACCTAGTAAAAAGAGTTGCTGAAGAGCTAGGCGTTTCTGGCGAGGCTATGGATGACTTCCTACTTATGCGTCAGGGTATTGCAGAGGTTCGCTCTGTGAATAACCGATACAAAGACGCTTATAAGAACGACCCAGCTTGGGAATACATTGATAAACAGAAACAAAAACAATTACTGGACGATCAGATTGCTGGTGGTCTGCATGAAGTAATTGGTCCTAAGACAACAGGGGTAGAAGTATGAGCGTAAGATTACTCCACAACTATGTGGAACAAGTTGACACGTTGATAGATGCTCTTCCTGAAATGCGTCAGGCACATGGGCTAGCATTGCGTAATAGCGATACTGGTGCTGTGTCTATATACAATCACATTCGCTGGCAGTGGTACTCTAAGGAGCTTAAAGCAGCTTGGAGATCAGCTATGCCAAAAGAAGTGACTAGTACATTCCTAGTTTCCACCTTCCTAGAGTTAAAAGCTAATGAAGGTAAACTATATCCAACAACGATTGATAAACAGTCTTCGCTGCCTAACATTGGCTGCTTCCTGTCTGTTGCATTGAAAGATGATCAGCTCATTAAGATCAATGGTAGACAATACGAGTTGGATAAAGGTGATGCAATTCTATTTGATGTGTCTGATACTTATGAAACAGACGTTTCTGATAAGGATGCTTTATGGTCTGTGAACATAGTCCCAGCTTATAAGAAAGCTAGCTATGGCTCTGGAACATAAACTACTAAAACCTGAAGAAGCTGCTCGACTAAATGAGGAACTAGAGCAACTTGACGAAGCTTATTTTATAGATCGCTCGGTGCATTTTAAGAATGCAGGGTTGAAGGGTGAAGTTGGTAAATATCTCTCTATGGGAGATAGAGCCATGCCTAAGAAGTTAAAGGAATATCTATATTCTTTGGCTCCCGAAAGGGACTTCCCCTTAACCGAAGTAGTGGTCAATAGGTATCGTGAAGGAGACTTCATTCCTCCTCATGTAGACGATGTAGGTACTGCTCATTGCCTTCTTCTGAGTCTTGAAGATTCAGAGGAGGGTCTGAGTACGTCCGAAGGTTTGATTAAAAACAAAGCAGGCTGGTGCAAGGAAATATCTGTGAAGACTACCCATTGGGTTGAACCTGTACAGTTACTCCGACACACAGTCATATTTTTATATGGACTTCAAATACGGATTTAAAAATGTCTACCATGTCCGACTATGACGCTGGGCGTTTGGTCGCTCTCGTTGAACAACTTTCATTACAACTTAAAGAACATCAGGAGACCACAACAAAGCTAACAGCTCGTGTCAACGATCTTGAGAAACAACTAGTCAAAGGCAAAGGCTTCCTCGCAGGAGCTATGCTATTGTCTATGGGTTTAGGAGGCGTTGGTACTTCTGTACTAGGCAAGTGGTTAGGAACTTAATATGACTTCAATCAATCCTCTCGCTGGGATTGCTGAAGGAGTTATGAATGGGTTAGACGACCTGTTCACAAGTGAAGAAGAAAAGCTGAATGCACAATTCCGTGTGCAAAAGATGCTTCAAGAACCTCACATTTTACAAGCCATGACCAACATCGAAGAGGCCAAACATAGGTCTACCTTCGTTGCTGGCTGGCGACCAGCTATAGGGTGGGTTGCAGCGATTGGTCTAGCGTACCAATTTCTCATCCTGCCCTTCGCTGGATTAATTAACTCCTTTTCAGCCGTACCAGTAGACCTCCCAGCTATTCAAGCTGCGGAGCTTATGACCTTAACTCTCTCGTTGCTTGGCCTTGGTGGGCTAAGAACCTTCGAGAAACTTAAAGGCGTTTCCAAGTAGGAGAACATTATGTGTTACGGAGGACGTAACTACAAAAAAGAAAACGATACCTACCATTCCCGACCAGAACAGAAAGCCAATAGAGCCTCTCGCAACAAAGCTAGAGACCTAATGATTAAGGCTGGCTTGGTTAGCAAAGGGGATGGAATGGAAGTCGATCACCTAGATCGAAACCCTCTCAACAACTCACTGAGCAATCTTAGCATTAAGACTGCCAAGGAAAATAAACAAAGGACTAAGTAATGATCTTTGACCAAGCTGTAGAACTCGTACTCAAACACGAAGGAGGCTACGTCAATGACCCTCATGATGCTGGTGGGGAAACTAAGTATGGCATTTCTAAACGTGCCTACCCCCACCTCGCTATTAAAAGCTTAACAGAAGAACAAGCAAAAGAAATCTACAAGAAAGACTACTTTGATAAGGTGAAGGGAGACCAACTCCCTGATCCTGTCTCTGTTCTTGTGTTTGATTTTGCAGTTAATGCAGGTGTCTCTAGGAGCGTTAAAATGCTTCAGGAGAGTGTCGGAGCTATCCCTGATGGGATCATAGGGCCAAAGACTTTAAAGGCCACTGAGGAGAAATACGAAGCCTGTGGCGAGGAATTATTGAACAGGCTGGCACAAGACAGATTAGACTATTATCGAAAGCTATATACATGGGAAAGGTTTGGTCGAGGTTGGACCCGAAGAACCATCGAGACTTTAAACTTCTCCACTAAAATACATAACCACCAAATAGGGTAAATTGAAATGGATAAGACAATCCTTGATTTGCTTCATGATGCTACTGCACGAGATTTATTAATGCGTGTACAGTCAGGTGAAGCCACGGCATCTGAGTTGTCCGTTGCCGTAAAGTTTTTAAAAGATAACAACGCTACGCTGGATGTAATCACTGCCGAGTCCCCATTAGGGAATCTCTTGGAAAAACTTCCATTTGAAATTTCTGATAAGATTCAGTGAGGATAAGCATGGCAAAACGCCAGATGCGACAGGAACGTAAGCGTAAAGAACGTAAACAAAAAGAAGAAAAAATACTTAATAGACCCGAAGTAAAGTACAGCCCTAAGACACAATCTCAGGCAGAGCTATACTATGACCTAGACCACAAGAACTTAGTTGTGGCTTTAGGTCCTGCTGGTACTGGTAAAACCTTTACTTGCTGTATGAAAGCTGCTGCATGGCTGTCTAAAGGGCAGATAAATAAAATTATCCTTACCAGAGCCAACGTGCCTACAGGCAAATCTCTAGGGGCAGTCCCAGGAAATTTAGAGGAAAAGCTAACTCCTTGGATGCTACCTATGACAGACGTACTACGCAGAGGATTAGGGCGTGGATTCTACGATTACCTTGTTAATAAGAAACAGATTGAAACTGTCTCTATTGAAACCATACGAGGCCGTAGTTTCGATGACTCCATAGTCCTAGTAGACGAGGCTCAACAGCTAACGATTGACGAACTCAAGGCCATTACTACTCGTATTGGAGAGAATAGTGTCCTTGTGCTTATGGGAGACCCCAAGCAATCAGACCTTCGTACCAGATCAGGACTGATGCAGTTCGTAGATTTAATCGAAAAGCATGACCCACAAGGTTGCTCGGTTACCTCTTTCGATCTCGATGACATAGTGCGCTCAGATACTTGCGCCCAAATGGTGAGGATGTTCTACAAAGAAGGTATTTAATGAATATCCCAGAACCTTTGCATGACTTTAGAAACTTCATGTATCTAGTGTGGAAGCACTTAAACTTACCCGACCCAACTCCAGTACAATATGACATTGCCGACTACTTACAGAATGGCCCTCGAAGAAGCATAACAGAAGCATTCCGAGGGGTTGGCAAGTCATACGTTACTGCTGCCTTTGTGGTACACCAACTCCTACTAGACCCAGAGTTAAAGTTTATGGTGGTCTCAGCATCCAAAGCTCGTGCTGATGACTTCTCCACATTTACACAACGTATCATCCTTGAGCTTCCTATATGTCAGCACCTAGTAGCTAAAGGTGACCAGAGGTGGTCTAAGATCGCCTTTGACGTAGCACCAGCCAAGGCCAGTGGTTCGCCCTCAGTTAAGTCTGTGGGCATCACAGGTCAGCTTACAGGCTCTCGTGCAGACATTATCATTGCTGACGACATAGAAGTACCCAACAACTCCATGACACAGATGATGCGAGAGAAACTCTCTGAGGCTGTTAAGGAATTTGATGCGGTACTAAAACCAGAAGGTAAAATCCTATACTTAGGGACACCCCAGTG